ACATTGGCACTTAAAAGCCAACAATCAGCCACAGACAAAGCCACTACAGCCGCCAATCGTCATGCTGCCGCGATGGAACGTCAAGCGAGAGCCACCCGTGGTGCTCGTGTAGGCGAAACAGGAAGCACAGTAAGAACGAGAGGTGAAGCCAAAACAAGGCGCTCACCGTCACGGCGTCGAAGAGGTCGCAAGCGTGGTTTAGTTGGTTTGGGGATGGATCTCTTTAGTGGGGCAATGGACTTTATTTCCGGTGCAGCACCTAAAGGCATGAGTCTTTCTGGAAGAGCCAAGGGCAACATTCTAAAAACGGGGGCGGGGCTATTGGCTGGCGGTGCCGCTTTGCCTGCCTTTGTTGCCGATGGTCTAAACCAAGCCGCAAAAATCAAAGGCATCGTGGGCGATACGTTGGAGGGTTTGCACGTTGAGAAGTTCGCCAAGGTGGCGGGGTTCCTTCGCCCTCTTACCGTAGGCTTAGATGCGGTGAGCGTAGCCACCAATTTAGCCAAAGGGGATACCGCTGCAGCCGTAGAAAGTGGCGGTGGATTACTTGGTGGGCTAGGAGGTGCAGCAGCAGGTGCCGCGATAGGAACTGCAATCTTACCTGGTATTGGTACCGCTATTGGCGCAGGCATTGGCGGCATGTTGGGTGATTCTGCAGGTGAGAGCATTGCTTCAACCGTATTTGGTTGGTTCTCCAAAGAAGAACTCCCCAACAAAACCGAAGAAATCAAAACCGCGCAAATCCAAAAGGTAGCGCAAGCGCAAAAGCCAAACATTACGTTTTCACCAGTGGTGCAGGTCACGGGGGCGCAAGCGCCAGAACAAACCGCTGCTTTAACGATGGAAACAGTACAACAAGCTTTAGCGGAGTTTGCGCGTGAACACGGTTTGGATTCTGAAAACCTAACTCAAGACTTTGAACATTCATTGGTGAGCTAATGCAGCACTTAGCACTAAACGATCATGTTTTTAGCGTAGTGAAAGGCAACCCGTTAGAGGATCATACTTATGACACTTCCGGCGGGTGGTCAGATTTCGACGCAATAGACAGCCCACGACAAGACCCAACATCAAACCCTTTGGATAACTGGACGCTTAATGTTGTGGCGTTCAAAGGGGATGGTGAAGCGGAAGCGGAAGCGTTACGAACGATGGCGAAAGCTCATGAAATCGTAATGGTGACAGATGGCAAAGGCCGTAGGTGGGGGCGCTTTACTCTTCGCAATGTGAAAACCAGTTACACAAAAATAATTGAGAAGGGACAAGCCCAAGTCGTCAAAATCACACTCACGCTTAAGGAGTACCGCCAGAAAGATGAAAACACAAGCCAAGCCAAATGAAACGGTTAATACGTTGCTTTATCGGGTGTTTGGTGTGGATTCCGATGAGCTAGAAGAGCAGTTTTACCGCCTGAACCCAACCCAAACCACCCCATTTTTACAACCTGGTCAAATGGTGGAGTTACCAACATTGGGTAGCGACTCGGATTCGACCACACAAAATGAAATCCCTGTATGGACGTAATCAGCATCAAAGGGGCGGGAGCCGCCGAGCTAAAGCCCCTGCTTACCAATTGGTCATTGACAGATAGTGAAGGGATGCAGGCAGATAGGCTCACACTCACCTTTAGTGGCAGTGAGTCTCAAGATCATATTCCTGCAAGCGGCGCAGAGTGGAGCGTTACCGTTGATGGTGAGCATAGAGGTGTGTTTCAAATCTCTGCCATCTCTGAGGAGTTACACCCTGCCAAGCTTGTAGTTCAGCTCACCCCTGCGAAGTTCAGTGTGGAGGATAAAAGCGGGTTTAAAGAACCAAGGCGACGAACTTTTCCACCTGCCACTGTGTTGGATGTCGTCAAAGCGGTGATGGAACCGCACGGCTACGAGGTGCGAGTCAGCCCCGAACTCGCTAGCAAACCAACCGACCACTTAAACCAGAACGAAGAAACCGACTCTGCCTTCATAGCTCGTTTAGCGTCGAAACATGACGCAATCGCAAAGCCTATCGATCACATGTACGTGTTTGGTAAGCGTGGCAGTCTTTCAACGTTATCCGGTAACGCTCAGCGTTCCGTCACCATCAACCTGCAGGACGTGCAAAAAAATACTGCCAAGATAGCCCACCCAAGCAATGTTCGATTTAAAGGCATTAAAGCGGAATGGCAAACGCCTGAAACTGGCAATAGTGGCACTGAGAATATCGGCACCGAGCCTTATTACCGAGTTAGAGAGGTATTCAAAAACGCCGATGAGGCGACTCAACGAGCAGAAGCGAAGCTAGCCGAGTTCAACCGCAAGGGACAAAAGTTCACTGCCACCTTGAACGGTAAGCAAGGCTTGTTTGCTGAATCTGTTATGAACTTGGAAGGGTTCCACTCTCCCCGCTCTAAGGGGAATTGGTCGATTGAAACCGTCACCCTATCAGGAACCCGCACCGCTTACACCATTAAAGTAGAAGCAACCCGCCCTACTTAATCATTTAGAGAGAGTCTATGAAGTATCCGCCGGCTTATTTGATCGCCTTTGAGCGAGTGATTGGTCACGAAGGTAAATATCAAAACTTATACGATGACCGTGGAAACTGGACAACGGGCGTTGTGGGTAAAGGTGAACGCAAAGGTACGAAGTTTGGTATCGCTGCAATGAGTTACCCCGACCTCAATATTAAGCAGCTCACCATCGAGCAAGCCAAAGAGATTTATTACCGTGACTTTTGGCTCAAGCTAGGTGGAGAAGCATTCCACAAAGCGGTGATGTATCAGCTATTCGACGCTTCGATTCATCACGGCTCTTGGCGTGCGATTCGTTTCTTACAGCGTGCCGTTAGCGCTAAAGACGATGGCTATTACGGCAAGAAAACCGAGGCAGCAGTCAAAGCCTCTGATCACAATGATGTGCTTTTAAAGTTCCTAGCAGAGCGCTTGGACTTTATGAACGACATTAAAATGTGGTCTCAGTTCTCACGGGGTTTGTCGCAACGAATTGCGGAAAACCTCCGTTTAGCAGCAATTGATAATTAATGTATATCACTGGTGATATACATTTATTTTAGGGTGGCGTTAGCTGCCCTTTTTTATTGGAGAAACAACAACATGAAATACATTTTTTCTTTAGTCTTCGCACTGTTTTCTAGCTTGGCATTGGCAGAAGTTGCGCCATTCACCCCAGAAGAAGCAGGTTTGATTTTTGGGGCGATCAAGTGGGTTGCAGGTGAATACTACGCCATTGTGATGCTTGTCTTCTTAGCGCTTGGTTTTGTTTGGGCGCAGGTTCGCCAGTTCATTAAACCGGAAACAATGGCTAAGCTACCTGATTGGCTCATTGTGTTCTTGGAAGGGGTTGCCGCGAATAACGGTCACGCCAAGAACGAGTTGGAAAAGAACCCCGTTCACTTGAAACAGGCGCAGTAATGCCGTATCTGAAACTCTTGTTAGGGGGGCTGAAAATCGCCCCTTATATCGCAGACGGCTACCGAAAGTGGCAAGCCTTTAGAGCGCAAAAGAAGAAGCAGCAGCAGGTGAAAAACATCAATGAAAACCCGATTGAAACTTTTGCTGATGAGTTCGGTGCTGCTTCTGGCAGCGTGCAGCTCAGCGACCCCAAACCTAACAAGCTGCCCTCCGACACCAATAAATTTTGAGTGGTATAAAGTCGAAGGTGGCGGCGCTTACCTACCCGAACGCAGCTTTAAGAACTTGCAGCTTTATCTGCTCGACCTCAAGCAATGTGCCTCCCTAACATGAGCTTTTAAAGCTTCGCGTAAACGGGGGCAACTTCAACCCCAATCAATAATTAGCATTATAAAATCAAGCGCGGCGAGCCTTTCGGTTCGCCGCGCTTTTTTTGTTTCAAATTCCCGCCATTGTAACTGTGATATCAATGTTGGCAATGTCTGATATGACTTTAAAGTTGACATATAACTTAACTGTTATACAATTCAAGTGTTATTAACTTAGAGGTCATCATGAGAATTTCTATTGTTCAAATGGTCAATGATTACTATAACGGTAATCGAGAAGCAGCAGCGAAAGCAGCAGGTATAAATACTATTCAACAATTCAACAACTTAGTTTCAAAAGGCTATGAGGTTGCGCGACTAGACAATGGCGATTGGGTGATGCTTACGAGCAAAACGAAAATATTCAAAAAGCCATAAATAACACTTGTGTTATATAACTCAAGTGTTATATTTATCTCAGCTTAAGGCAACAGAGATAAGGAGCATGAAGTTAACCAAACAAGAACGACAAGAGCTAGAAAATAAGAAGCTAGCTCTTAAGGTGAGAAACAAGCGGTTAGATAACTTGAGGCTGATAATTCAAATACCACTAACCACTTTGTTACTCGGTTTGGCAATCATTGAACTAATAAAGTTCAACAATAAAGGGCAAGGGGCGAAAGCCCCTTGGCATGAGGATAGCACAGATGAAACTCTTTAAGTATTTGGAAGAGAGATCAGTCGGTTTAACCGTGGTACTAACGATAATTGCAATCGTTGCGGCGCTGTATTTTGGTCTGGCTCATTGAGCCTGAGCCCCTAAATCCGTACTTATGCCTGCACTGAGCGGTAATGACACCCATAATAAAACTGTATCTATGAACAGTGTTATTATGAACGTTATCCCTATTCCTGCTAGCGCGGGCATTACTGGTTTTGAATCTCCCGCTGCGGAGTATAGACAGCTTTCGCTTGATTTAGACGAGTTACTGGTCGAGCACCCGAGTTCAACCTTTTTGGGGCGAGCGAGCGGGGACTCGATGCAAGGTGTGGGTATCTTCGATGGGGATATTCTAATTGTTGATCGCCATGTCACCTTAAATAACATGGACGTAATCGTAGCTAACCTGAACGGTGAGTTCGTTTGCAAGTTGCTTGATGTTAAGCGCCGCCAGTTACTTTCCGCTAATCCTAATCATCCGCCAATTTTTGTTCAAGAATGCGACACCTTTACAGTTGAGGGTGTTGTTATCCGTTCTCTTCGGTGCCACCGAGAAAGTCACTTGTTTTCCTCCTAATTTTAGCTTTTTCATGTGAAGTGATAATCAAGCACTTATCCACAGCCACTTATCCACAAATAAACACAACGGCAAACTGTCAGAAATCGACGCTTAGCCTTTCTTTTTGCGTCAAGCCGTCATAGTTGCAATGACTTGGTGCAGATTAGGTAATATATGTTAAATGAGGGGGGAGCCGTTCTTCGTTACAGATTTACTTGAGTCAACATCATCCAAGTAGCTTCAAAGCAGCTTTCTCAGCTTTCTCACAACAACAGTCAATAGATTCTTTAGAGTGAGCAACGGGGGATTTGTTGTGT